CGACACGATCACAGATAGCGAAATGTCTTTCGGTCAAATCAAGCTGAACGCGAAAAAGCTTGCGGTTCTGACGCAACTTTCAAGCGAACTCAACGAAGACTCGATCATCTCGCTAGCCGACGTCGTGACTCGCGAAATGGCTTACGCTCTGGCGGTCAAAGAAGATTCCTGCGGATGGCTTGGTGACGGCACTTCGGCTTCCGGTGGAATCGTAGGCGTCAAAAACGCATTGGCTGCCGGGTCGATCATGACCGCCACCGGCATTACCACCTTTGCTAACGTGACGCTTGGAAACTTCGAAACTGTCGTCGGAATGCTGCCGGAATTTCCCGGCATCAATCCGGCATGGTATATGAGCAAAACGGCATTCTATGCGACCGCTGGACGCTTGCAGAATGTAGCCGGTGGAAACAACACGGCCGACCTTGGAAATGGTCCGGTTCTTCAGTTTCTTGGCTATCCCGTGCGGTTTATTCAGACATTGCCAAAGGCGGCGGCATCTGCTGAGTTTATCGCCTATTTCGGCGATCTTGCGATGACCGCAACGATGGGCAGTCGTCGCGGTGTGGAGATTCGCAGCGATGCGTCTCTTGGCTTCGCGTCGGATTCGATTTACATCCGCTGTACTGAGCGATTCGACATCGTTGTGCACGAAACCGGGGACGCGACGAACGCCGGCCCGATGGTCGCGCTCAAGCTCGGCTAAAAAGCTAGTCCACTCGCCGCCTCGGGTGGACCCGGGTGCGGCCGGTGATGAGCCGGCCGCACTTTTTGAAAATCACACACACAATCAGGAAGTAAAAAGATGAAACAAGCACAATCCCAACAGCGATCTCTTTTGATTTCGCCGCAAGTCTCGACGGCTACCGTATCGGCCGCCTTTGATACGCTTGGAGCCGACTATGCGACGATTCAGGTTGCGGTCGGCACTAGGGCAGCGGCGACGCAATCGTCTAGCGTGACTATCGCGATCACCGAAGCGGACGCAGCGACCGGAAGCTACACGACCTTCAACTCGGAGTTGTCGAAGGCGGTGGCGATTGGAACGTCTGCACAAGTCGCCGTCTTTCACGTCAATCTTGATGGAACGCGAAAGCGGTTCCTGCGAGTGCTAAGCACGCCCGGAACCGTCGCGACGGCTGACGCTGTTGGGATCGCGGCAATCGGCGTTCTGGATCCGGAGATCAGGCCAAGCGGCACGACCGGACAGGGCAACGTTGTCGTCGTGGCCTAAGTTTACTAACCACCCGAGGCGCAAAGTGGAAACGAAAGAAGTAAAGATCACGGGCTGCATGACAGCCCCGCGGTACGTCAACTGTTTTTGCAGAAATGTTATCGACGCAGCATTTCGAAAGACAGGGATCCCGCTACAGGTCAGCGGCGGCGTGTTTTACGGGCAGTGTATGCAAAAAATGCTAGAGCAATCGATTGAGGCCGGCGTAGACGTCGCGGTTACAGTCGATGGCGACAGCGTATTTACCGCAGCGGACTTGATGCAGGTCGTGCAGACGTTGGTCAACACCGAAGCGGACGCGGTTTCGTGCTTTCAGGCACGTCGCGGCGATGCTGTTGTCTTGACCTCGCTACGGGATGGGAACAAGCTCGAAATCGGTGACGAGCCGATCAGAGTTGCGACAGCTCATTTCGGTTTGACGGCAATCGATTTGCACAAGCTTAAGAACGTGCCGAAACCGTGGTTTATTTGCACGGCAGACGAGCGTGGGGAATTTGGCGACGGTCGTACGGACGATGACATTCATTTTTGGCGACAATGGGAAAAGGCTGGCAATTCGTTGTATTTGGATCCAAAAGTGAGAATCGGACACCTCGAAGAGATGATCGTGATACACGACCCGACGACGTTTGAGGCGAAGCACATTTACCCGAATCAATGGGTCAAGGAATGTTTGTAGAACTTAAAGCCGATTGGAGGCGTTTTTCTGCTGGGCATCGCCTCGACAGCGAAGTTATCGGCGGCGGCGTGGCGGATCTATTGTGTCGGATGAATTTGGCTGAGGTGGTGCAAAATGCAAACGCTAACGAACTTGCAAACGACAGAACCGGCAACGGGACCGAGCGTTCGCGTCACGATCAAGCCGACGAACGACCCAGTCACGATCGAAGAGGCGAAGCGTCAACTCAGCATCGCCGCAAGCGATGAGGCGCACGACGAGCGGCTAGCTGATTTGATCCAAGAGGCAACGGAGACTTGGGAAGCGGACACGCATACCAAGATGATTACGCAAACGATTGAGCATGTTCAAGAGCGATGGGAGCCGAACATACGGCTAAGCTTTCGGCCGCTTCAATCGGTTTCGTCGGTCAAGTATCGAGACAGTGCCGGAACGCTCCAGACGGTTTCGGCGAGTGATTATAAGCTTGACATTCCGAACGGGCTGGTCAGGTTTCGGCGACAGTACACGGTGCCGACTTATCAAGAAGAGTGGGACGCTTGGCAAATTGTTTACGTCGCCGGCTACGGAGCGAACACGACCGACGTTTCACAACTGGACCGCGGAGCAATCTTAATGCTGGTCGCTCATAAATTTGAGACGCCAGACATGCTTTACTCGACGGCGATTTATGACGATTCGCGATATGCCCAACTTGTTTACAAGCGGATGAGGGCTACGTATCCATGACCTACCGCCCGGGAAAAATGTTTCGCGTTGGTCAGATGCGTGATCGTGTTACCGTCAGCACGGAAGGCACGACACAAGACACGGCGGGGCAGCCGGTGGTGTCGCTTTCGTCTTGGCTTGTCGATGAGCCGGCAAGCTTTGAATCGACGGCGGGAGGCGAAACGACAAGAGGGCGACAAGTCGAAGCGGGGATCAATGCGGTATTCACGGTGCGGTATCGATCGGGCTACACGACTCGAATGCAGATAACTCGAAGCGGTCAACGATATGGAATTGTCCACGTCGTGCCGGTCGAAGGCAAGAACAGATATTTAGAACTTCATTGCAAGGCGGTGGCGTGATGGTTGCGATTACTAAGAGAGCTCAAATTGGGATGACGGTCCTGAACGATAAAGAGGTTCAGGACTTGTTCAAAAAACTTGATACCGAGGTTCGGTTCAAGGTTTGCGACAAGGCCATGCGGGCCGCGGCAAGGCCAGTGCAGACGAAGATGCGAATGATTGTACCCGACAGTCGGCGAACTAATTCACGCAAGCTACAGAGCCAAAAAACGCGGCAGCGATGGAGCGGGAGCAAGCCGCTACATACCACACTGGCAACCGTCATCCGAAGGTTTCGAACCGGAGCAAAAGCAATCGTCGGGCCGTCTTGGAGCGATGGCGGCGGGCATGGCAACTTATTCAGCAAGGACCACGCAAGGGCGGTTTACTGGGGGCGTGACGCGGTGCAGGCTTCCAAGCGATCGCGGACCGTCAACCAATTCGTTAAGCGATCGGCAGACGAAGCAAGCGGAGCGGCGAAGTCGGCGGCGATTCGCGTTATCAAGGAATACTTGGACAATCCGCAAGGAAGCGGACTACTTAAATAATGGCAGACATCGGAACAACCGTTCGAACTTTCATTGCGGCAAAGACCGGCGTAGCCGCTTTGGTTGGATCGCGGATCTATCCGGACGTATTGCCGCAAGCCTACAAGGTTTCGAGCGGCGGGGCGTTGACGTACGTGGTTGTAAGCACACTACACGACACGAAGCTAAACGGGCTGGCTGGTGTCGCTCGATGCCGGATTGAGTTCACCGCTTACGCATCGACACGAGCCGGAGCAAACGCGATAGCCGAAGCAATTAGAACTTGCGGACTGGTGGGTCATTTAGGGGCGATGGGTACGATGCAGATTCTTTCGGTGAACATCGACAGCGGCAATCAGTCGCTAGATGAACTGCCAACGGACGGCGGACAGGAACACCGCTATCTGACGATTTTCGATTACCTAATCACCTACACGGAGAGCGTATAAATGACGCAGCGATTTCAGACCGGCAACTCGGCAACCTTGACTCTGTCCGGCACCCTAACGACCGGCGTTACCACGGCATGGGTAGGCGATATCGTCTCGATCAACCCAGGCTCATGGGAGTTGGGTGAGCGCAACGTTAGCGTTCTTGCCGACACAGGATTTCATCGGATGGATCCGGCAGACTTGGCGACGCCGAACGAGATCAGCGGAACGATCTTCTTTCGGCCGACGCTTGGGATCCCCTCTCTTGCTGGTAGCGTTTCAACTGCGACGATCACTTTTCCGCAAGTGTCGACGGCTACAAGCGGCGTCACTCGGGCTACGCTTGCTGGCCAAGCGTTTTTCAAAACGTTTCAATTTCCGACGCTTGAAAACGATAACACCATGTCGGCGGAGTTTACGCTTCGCATGACCGGTGCGTCGCTTGCGTTCACTGCCGAGGCGTAATCGTGGCCGAAGAAATCGAAATTGAATTGACTGACCATATCGGCACCGGCCTACGCGGTGAGCGTGTTGACCATGGTCAGTGGATTGTGAGGGCAGACGGTCAGCAAATTGGCTATTTGCCGAAGTGTGAAAATGCTTGGCTTGCGTGTATTGTGTCGATGGATGAGGCCCAACAGGCCGAGGTCATGGCCGCAGTCGAACGCAAGCTAGGCGGGAATATCCGAGGCGTTTCTTCGTTGCCGCCGGTTCGAGAGCAAGAGCTTCTTGACGGCGATGAAGATGATGAAATTGAAGACGAGTGGAGCTAATGGCAATCAGCAAAGAGCAACTGAAAAAGCGGTTCGAGCGTAAAACCAAAACGGTAACGGTAGAGGGCGACGAGCTTACGCTACGGATGCCGTCGCCGCTGGAGTGGTCGCGTTATCAATCGTCACTGATCGACCCGAAGACCGGCAAGGGCGATCTAAGTCGCTTGGGCGTCGCCCAAATGATGCTTGTGGCGTCGATGCTCGTTGGCGATGACGGCAAGCCGCTTGTCGATAACTACGCGGAGCTAGACGGCCTCGACGCTGCTTATTACGAGCAGTTGAAGGACGATTGCATAAGCTTCGCGACAGGCGGGAAGTTTGACCAAGAGGCGAAAAAAGTATTGGGGGAGTCAGAAGAAACCCCAAGCTAGTTCTGGCTTGTCGGGTTTGTTTAAAGATAGGCTGCGACGATCCAGAGGCGTGGTTGGATCGGATCAGCCATAGAACGCTTGCGATATGGGAAGCATATTACAAAATCGAGCCATTCGGCAACGATTGGCAGCAGACGGCGGCAGTGCTTTCGATGTTGAGCGTTCAGCAGTCGATGACCGCAGCGACCGCGGGCCAGAAGATGACGGCACTTTCGCCAATCGACTTTTTGCCTAGTGATTCGCTGCCGTGGATTAAGCGATCTCGCCACGTTCAAAAAACTGGCGGGATCCGTGACGGGAAGTTGCAAACGAAGTACATCCTTCAGAGTTTCGGATTTAACGCATGACAACGATTGCCGCGCTAAATGTCCGACTGGGAATGGATGCGAGCAATTTTTCGCAAGGCACGACGCTTGCAAGAAATGAAGTTGCAAAAGTTGTGCAGATCATGAATCAATCAATCCCGGCACATATCAAGATGCGTCGGGAGCTTGATTTGCTCGAAAAGTCTTTTAGCGAATCGGGAAAGAAAACCGCGACATACGCAAACGCGGTTCAGTCCGTTACCGACAAGTACGCTCCATTTACAAAGAAAACACAGGAGGCAAAAAAGGCTGCCGAAGAACTGGACCGAGTGCAACGCGAAGCCGTTGCGCACATGGTGCAAGACATGCAAATGGTTCAGAGGGCGACCGCACAAGCTAGTGCGATTATTCGCCAAAACGAGACCCAACGCGATAAGCTTATTCGGCAGAGCCGTGAATTGTCGCAATCGTTCAAGGATGGGCGAATCTCAAGCGATCAATATAACAAGGCGCTTGCGTCGCTTAACGCTCAACTTGCAAACACAGAAAAGCGAACAAGCGGGGCCCTAACTTACGTCAAGCAATTGGCAGCGGCTTGGCTTGGTTTTCAGACGGCGAAAAGCATCGTCACCATAGCGGCAGACATTGAAGCAACCGCAGTGCAATTTGAGGTGCTAACCGGATCGGCAGAAAAAGCAAACGCAATCATGGAGGATATGAGAAAGTTTGCGGCTATTTCTCCGCTTTCATTAGGCGCGGTTCAGCAAGGCGGAAAAGTGCTTATGACGTATGGCATTGAGGCCGAAAACGTAATGGGCATCGTTGAAAAGCTTGGGGCGGTAACTGGCGGCAATGCTGAGCGATTTAAGCTCTTAACTCTTGCGTACGCCCAAGCAGCATCGGCAGGAAGGTTAATGGGTGCCGATTCAAACCAAATGGTACAGCATGGACTAAGCCCGCTTGCAATAATGGCGGAAAAGACAGGAAAGAGCTTTGACTACTTTAAGAAGATGATGGAGGAAGGAAAGTTTACCATTGACATGGTGAACGAGGCACTTGATTACGTAACGCAATCGGGCGGCCGGTTTGATGGAATGACAGAAAAGCTAGGGAAAACCGCAAGCGGATCATATAGCCAAATGATGTCCGCAATTGAAGAGCTTGCCGGCGTAATCGGTGCCGACTTTTTGCCCTATCTTGCCGCAACCGCAAACGCAATCGAAAAGATCGTCCGAAGCATCATGGCGTTTTATAGCGGCATGACGGCCACGCAAAAATCTATATTGGCTGGCGTGGCGACATTTATTTCGCTTGCGGCGGTGATCGCGGCGGCAAGCACGGCACTTGCAGTATTTACCGCGGCGACCAAGGCGGCGTCTATCGGTCAGGCGATCCTTCTATCGCTATCAGGCCCCAAAGGGTGGGCATTACTTGCAGCCGGTGCCGTTGCGGCTGGCGTCGCCATCTATGGCATCTACAAAGCTTACAATCAGGTCAACGAAGCGGCCAAGCAGACCGAAGAGCAAGCCCAAGTTATGAAGGGCACTTTTGCGAGCCTAGCAGCGTCCGTGGACTCTGCCATCTCCGCATCGATCGACGCTGACCGAAGGCGGAAAAAGGAATTCAACGATTCGCTAGCTGCTTTGGGCACCTACTCGGAAGCGATGGCGGGGCTTCAGCAGGAAATAATTAAGCTCAAGTACACCGAAGATGAGTTGTACGAAATTCGATTGCGGTCGCAGGGGCTGAATGACGTTCAGGTCGCACAGGTTAAAGTGCTTCGCGATCAGGTAAAAGAGCTAGAGCGAAAGAAGCAACTAGGCGAAGAGTTTGCCAAGAGCCAAGAGAACGCATTGGCAGCGGCCAAGCAATTTTTTGACGCAGAGAAGCGAGCCGAGGAAGAGAAGCGACAGCGGGCCATCCAAGGCCCGGGAACTGCCGAAGTTGGATCATCAGAGGCAGCGAAGATAATCGCCGAAGCTTTCAATCGGCAGCAACAAGAGCGGGCAGGCAGGCAGAAAGAGCCCGGGCAAAAGGAGTTTATCGCCAAGGCTCAAGAGCTATTAGTTGCCGAGGCGGAGAACCGCAAGAAGCAAGAAGAGCTTATGCGAGCGATGAAGAAAGCAACCGACACAATGCTTGACACACGAGCCAAACTTTTCAGGAACTAACGAATGGCAGACGTCAGCGGCATAACAGCGATCAGGCCGACATCGACAACGATTTTTCGGAACGTGTTGTGCGGTGCAACGGTATCGATTGGACAGACGCTTGTTTATTCGACCGACAAGTACGTTCTAGCCGACGCCAACGCATCGGCAGCGCTAGCAGCGGCTGAGGGCATCGCCTTTAATCCAAGCGTCAATAATGGATACGTGGTGATCGTTGTCGGCGGTTCGATCATCCTGGTCGGCGCTACGCTAGCGGTCGGCAAGACATACGTGGTCAGCGACACGGCAGGCGGAATCATGCCGATCGATGATTTATCGAGCGGCGACTATTCGACGATTCTTGGCACGGCATCCACCACGACACAACTTGACCTCAACATTCGAGCAAGCGGGGCACAAGTACCTTGACGCATCAACTAGTCGGCGAAGCAAGGGAAGGCGGCTTTTCGGTGCGATCGTCCAACGGCGTGCCGGTGCTCGAAGAGACTTACGTTTTTAGGGTCAAAGCAAACTCAAAGAACGCAAGCCGATTGAGCGTGTCATCTACGCCCGGGTTGCCGATCGTCAATCAATCGCTATCGGCTTTCGGCCTCTGCACCTGTCGAAGCAAGGACGCACAACGCGACCCGATAAATCCTATTTACTGGGACGTCACTTGTGAGTTTTCAAGCGAGGTAGAAGAGAATCAAGACAAGAAAGAAGGGACAGAGTTTGGGGCGTCGCCAGTTGAGTGGATCCCGATTTACGAAACGCGGTTTGAGCGATTGCAGGAAATCGTCAACGTTGACGCAAGTGGGAATCCGATTGTCAACTCGAAGAACGAGATGTTTCCGGATGGCATAAGCCGCGGCCGATTTATTCCGATTTGGTCGTTTTTTCAATTTGAACCAGCGACCGTTACGGATGAGCAAATCATTGATCGGAATGAAGTAGTCAACGCAAATCAGTTTCGAACAAAAGCGGCAAAGACGCTCCTTTGCACTATCGTCAAAAGTAACATTGGATTTTACTACGGCCAAAAGCTTCGGTTCACCCACTACGAATTGCGCTACAACGTGCGGACGTGGCAACACAAGCGACTGGATATGGGCAGCGACGGCAAGCCGCTAAACGGCACAGGCGGGGCAGCGACCGGAGCCCCCGCGGTGTTGTCGTTTGATCAATTCCCGACGTCTAACTTCTCGTTTTTGAGGCTTCGCGGTGGCTGACGTATATGGATTTAACGCGGCGGACTCGGAAGCCCTAATCAGCATGATCGGCACCGGCGACAGCGTGCGACGATTGGGTGGCGGCGGTGGTGGCGGTGCAACGCTCTACCGCTTTGAGACGACCGCGGCATACACGTCAGGCACCAGCGTATCGGCGACGATCAAGACCATGGCAGGCACGACCTTCGCCAGCGGTGCGACGCTTAAAGATCCCGAAGCCATCTTCATGGGCATGGCGTCCGGCACGAAGGGCTATTGCATCGCACAGGGAGGCGAATACTTCGCAATTCAAGCCGCATGCAATGCCGAAGAGGGCTATGTCTGATGGCCAAGCGATGGTTCGGACCGCGTCCGGCTCTTGGGTCATTTACGAGCACAACGCGGCATGGTTCATGCGGGTATTGTCAATGCGGCGGGCTCAACAACGGGACCAACGTTTTCGACACGCCAGCGTCGGTCCGCGAAATGGTCAACTACTCTGCTTATCGATATGGCTTGCGGGCGAAGCTTGTTATCTCTGGCGTTCAAGATGCGCATTCGATTGAGTTGTCCGGCTACTATACCGACATCACCGGCATGAGCGGGCTGAACGGCACTTGGTATCTATCGGTCGAACGAACGCAGTATGGCTGCATCTGGACGGCAGACGATTCGGAGCTTGTTGAGATTTCCTACAACATTTACCAAAACACAATTCCTTACGATTACACGTACACGCTCAACGCAAATATCGAAGCGAAATCGGCACGACCGGCCAACGCAATCGAAGCTAACTTTTTTGCATTGTTGTCGCTTGGCTTAGTGCTTGACCTTGGAACATTCAATCCAGGCGGATTGTCGCCACCACCAGCGGGCGACCTCCACCCCGTTTTGGGGATCGAGTTTGTACCGACGTCGGCACAATACGGCGAAGCGACCGACGTCGGCGTCACGTACAACACAAGCCGCATCGGCTGGGACGGGCCGAGAGTTGCGGACACGATCAGCGGCAATCTACGATTCTACAAATCGGTTTTCGGGGCGTGGGGCGACGTTATCGGTTACGATGATCCTGATTGGGTTGGCATCGATGACTTCTATGACACTGCGACGGACGAGTTCAAAAACGCCGGCACGTTCACCGCGGAAATCGAGCGGCTATGATTTATTTCCGTTGCCCATCGTGCAAAAAAGGCGGCTACGTCGAAGGGCCGAAGGTTCGTTGCAGTTGCGGCCAGACGTACAGCGGCGAAGAGTTGGCGGCCGCTTGTGACAAGGCAACTATCCGGAGTTTCCGGACAGTTGAACTACCCTGCATTCATCGCGGGCCGGAGATCCGCAAAATCGATTGCGGCTGCGATGGCAACGCGATGCTCTACCAATGCGAAAAGCACGAACGGTGCTTAATTCGCCCCTTGCTCAAGAGCACTTACCGCGGGCAGACGTGCGAGACTTGCGGCGATCGCGTTGACGCTGAATCGTGTACCGAGATCGTGACCTACCACTTCAACACGCACAATCGAGAGCGATTGCGGGCGAACTACACACACTGGGCGGCGAAGCTTGGCAAGCGTCACGCATGCTACGAAGTTGGCAACCGCGGCCAAGAGATTCCGGGTTCGGTTTACCTTCGAAGCGATCAAGCAATCTGGCAAAAAGAAAGGCTCATCAATCTGGCACTGGCCAGCGTCGGTCCGCATGCTCGTTACTTTGCGTGGATCGATCACGATTTGCTTTTCGAGCGGCCAGACTGGTTAGAGATCGGAGCCGACCTAATTAACCGCGGTGCCGATTGCGTGCAACTCTTTGACGCGGTGGCCTATTACGATCAGGGCGGCCGAAAGATCGAGAATCGAGCTGGTAGCGTGGCGTCGTGGCAGCGCAGGGGCGTAATTGACAACACGGCACCGGGAGGGGCCTGGATTGCCTCTGTGGCGTGGTTGCGAAGCATTGGTGGTGTCTACGATCGAAACATCTGCGGAGGCGGTGACGCTACGTTTTTCGAGGCTGTGACTGGAGCGCGAACGAACTACGTTGAGCGACAGGCGCGGCACCTTCGAGCCGATTGCCAGACCTACGTCCGGCGGGTCGGTCGAGCGTCCGTCGCTTTCGTGCCTGGAACCGTGCGGCATCTTTGGCACGGAGACCGAGAGCACCGCCAGTACGTGAGCCGAGACGAGATTTTGCAGCAGCACGATTTCGACCCGCAGCGGGATTTGATCGTGGCCGATTCTGGCCTCTATGAGCTTCGCGACCCGTTCGGGCAGCTGGCAGGCGACATCCGGCAGTATTTTGCCGACCGCCGCGACGACGGCTAATCATTTCGCGAGCGACCGCAAATAGGTGGACAAGCGATCCGAAAAAACTTCCAAAATAATTGTCCGATGGGGCTATTTTTGTATCGACAATCGGGCGGGGTGTCGATTATGATTTGGGAGTCACAACGACAAACCCCAAACAGCGGAACGCAAAAATGGTCAAGCAACACGAAGAAACGATTGAAAGCCACGCAAAAAGCAACGCGTTGATGGCGGTTGATCAGGCCGAAGACTACGGCGGGCTTGAAGAAGCTTTTCACGCGTTTCGACAAAATACGGTAGATTCATGCCTTGAAGACGGGTACAGCGGTGACGAAGCAATGGACGCTTCTGGTCATTTTTGTGCAATGTTCAAAAAAATCACCGGCGTCGAGTTTTGATAACTATGCGATTCACATTCACAACCCGCCAAACGCCGCATGGCTGCACCGTTGAGTTTGCGACGCCCAAGCGGCGGCAAGTTGTGCGGTTTCGCGACGGTATCGTATTGAGCCGCACGTCGGCACAAAATTGGATTGTGGCACAGGTGAAAAGCTTGGTCGAATTTGCGGCCGATGCGGATTTGCCGACACCAGAGATCGTAATTGACGGACAGCGTTATTCACAACCCCCCCCGCCCCTGCCGGGATAGGCTCCGGCACAACCCCCACAGAGGACAACATGCAAAGACGATTGACAGATGACGAGACTGTAAGGATTGCTAAGGCTTACGATGCGTTGGTTGGCTTTCCGCTGGGGCTTGACAGGCCAGCAACGCACGATTGCCGAATGCTTTTGCAAGACATGCTTACGCACAAAACCACCGACGGCCGCCCCTACGTCGAGCCGCCGCTAACGGACGAGGATGCAAGGCAGCGGCCGTGGGTCATGGTGCGGGATGTTGAAGACCACGGATGGTCAGGGCCGCGGAGGCTTGCAGCGGTCACTAAGAAAAAAACAGGAGCGTGCTACTATGCTTTATCAAATATTGACGATACGTTGACAAGTTGGCGACAGTGTCGCCGCGCCACGCTGGCCGAGATCGCCGCGGCAGGGCTGGTGGTGACGGAATGAGTAAGCCGCAGCAAGTGCAAGCACAGTTTTGGGAATTTGAAAAACGAATCAACATTGAGCTAAATCAGGCTGAAGACATGGTCGGCAAGCTTCCGCCGCAAGATCCATCAGCCGTTCGGGCGTACGTCCTGGAGGACGTGAAAAAGCAAATTGAAGCAATGTGGCAACGGATTGAAAAAATCCTCAACACCCCCGACGCTTGATTTCCCGCGGCGAATCTGGAGCATTAAATGGAAGAAATAGCAAAGAGAAAACCAATAAACCGCCAAGCTTCAATGGTGACATCAAAAGGAGTTAGCTACGAGCTTCCGCGTGGTTTTTTTAAAGTTCAATCGGACAACCCAATACCAATCAGGGTTCCGCCAAATAAGAACTTTGAGGATTTGACTGGGCATAAGTTTGGCGATTTAACGGTGATAGGATTGGCCCGCGATTGCTTAAAGCGATATGTTTGCAGGTGCTGTTGTGGGGTGTATGTGCTTAGAACTGCAAAGGCGGTAAAAAATCCCAAAAACATAGAGGACAAGTGCGAGCGATGCGCACACTATGACTATCAAAGAAAAAAAGGGCGGTTTAATAAAGATTGATTTGCCGAGGCGAATCTGGTAGCATGCTTTTTCCTTTGCAATGGGATCCCGAAGCCCGGCAGGCCTTGTAAACCTGCTGGGCTTTTTTATTGACCGCTTGACAGGTGGCGATCTTCTCGACAATCCGGCTATAATGATTTAACCGACAGGCCGTCGGTCTTATCTAATCACACCGGAGGCAAAATGCGAAAAGCCGATATAGTCAGGGCTGCCATTTCTGAGGCACCCGACCGACCTACGCGCGAGATCGCGAAGTATCTTGTCGCGCGATACCCTGCACTCTTTACGGCATTTGAATCGACGCGCGATTTAATCCGTTACCATCGCGGCGAAACGTACAAAGACAAAAAGCGGGCGGACGAAAACGCCGTCATTCCTCGGGCACCCAAAGCCAAACGAAAAACACGACCGACAATTGCGATCCGAAAGCCGGGGCGTTACCTGATTCTCAGCGACGCCCATTTTCCGTATCACGACCCACAAGCGATTGACGAAGCAATTCGGCACGGAATCGAGTCGAGATGCGATCACCTTATCCTCAACGGGGACATGCTGGACGCCTACCAGCAAAGCAAATGGGTCCGCGATCCAAACGCACGAAGCATTGACGAAGAAATCAAGACGCTGGCCGGTTGGCTGGCAGACATTCGGCCGCACTTCTCGGGCGACTGCTATTACAAAATTGGCAACCACGAAGACAGGATTGAAAGCTATTTATTTGAGAATGCGCCGCAGATGATCGGCATGAGCAAGTGGGACTTGTGTAAAGTGCTTGCCGATCAACTAGAGCTTGATTCATCGTGGCAGATGATCGCGTCGAAGCAACTCTACACGCTCGGCACGCTCAATTGTTATCACGGCCACGAATTGCCGAAGGGGCTTGTCGCAGCGGTCAATCCGGCCCGCGGGCTGTGGCTCAGAACACGACAAACATCGATGGCGGGGCACTATCATCAGGCATCGACGCATATAGAAACCTCGGGCGACAAACGAAAGACATGGGTATGTTTCACTACTGGTTGCTTGTGTGATTTGGCACCTGCTTACGCGATGGTCAATCAGTGGTCGCAGGGCTTTGCAATAAC